AGAAAGTAGGGGATTTATATTTGGTTCTCCAATAGCAAGAGATATGGAATTGCCGTTAGTGTTAGCAAGGAAACCAGGTAAGTTACCTAATCCTACATATCAACGAAGTTATAAGTTAGAGTATGGTAAAGCAACACTTCACATACAGCGAAACTCAGATTTAAATAAACATGATAGAATTGTTATAATAGATGATTTAATTGCTACAGGTGGTACTGCTAAGGCATTAGCAAGTCTGGTATCTCAATGTTTTAATGTGCCTAAAGAAAATATTTTAGTTTTGGCTGTAATAGACTTGCCCGATTTAGGTGGAAGTGCTATAATAAAGGAAACAGGGTTTAATGTTGACACGTTAATAGAATTTGAAGGAGAATAATGGCAAAAGATAATATAATACAATTTCCAGGTATACGAAAAGATTTAGAAACTACTGATATAACAAATGATGATTGGTGGGTAAATTTAGATCTTAGTGATGTGCCTAGCGATGATGCAGAAGTTATTAGATTTATGAGAACAATACATAACTTTACAACGTTAGTAACAAACTCAATGCTAGATGAAAAAGACTATGAGCTATTTTATCATGCCAAATACAGTTTAGAAGAACTTATGACAGAGATAGAACAAAGAGATTTTATAGATTATTCGAATCCAGATGGAGACTTAGAGTAGTGGCCAGAAAACCGCAAATACCATTAAAAGATATTATGTCTGCGATTGACAAAAAGGACAGAAACTTTTATAATAACCTGACGGATGAAGGTAAAAAAGCCTTTAGTGCCTGGATGATGATGAGGTATTGTAGTAGTGTGCAAGGTAAAAATGCCGCAGATTATATTTTTATGACAAACGAGTGTGTAAATTATCAGTTTACTGAAGTTAGTAAGCATCCTGAGTTGCAGTGGCTACTGTTAAGTGTATGTGGTGTAGGTTCAGTACAATTTCATCCCTATATAAAACCGCCTAATAGTAAAAAGAAAAAAAGTAAAGTATTTGATTTTATATATGAAACTTTCCCACATATGAAGGCAGAGGATATTAATAATCTAATAGATATAAACAGCAAAGAAGATCTAAAGGCAATGGCAAAAGATCATGGATATGAAGACAAAACAATCAAGGAAATCTTTGGAAAATAATATATGTAAATGGTGTAACAAAAATTTTATGAGTGAAAGAACTCTGAGTGCCCATATGTGCGTAAAGAAAAGACGTTGGGCTGACAAGGACTTAACACATATAAGATTAGGTTATAGAGTATTTCAGATGTTTTATGAAATGAATACTCAGGTAAGTAAACCTAAATCACAAGAAGATTTTATTAAAAGTCAATACTATGAAGGCTTTACTAAATTTGGCAGAAGTTGTGTAGTAAATGAATATTTACAGCCTGAGCAATTTGCAGAGTGGTTAATTAAAGAAGGTAAAAAACTAGCAGACTGGCATAAAGATAAAATGTATGATGAATTTTTATTAATTTATGTAAAAAAAGAACCAGGTCTAAAAGCATTAGAACGAACTATTATATATTTTAATAAATGGAGTGAGGAATCAGATAATGACTGGCAGGATTATTTTAAAGTAGTAACGCCTGCCAGGGCAGTACATGATATCAGAAGTGCAAAAGTAAGTCCTTGGGTTCTGTATTTAAGTGAAACAGGTGGAGAATTGCTTACTAGATTTAATAATGAGCAGGTAAAAATGATACAGCACATTATAGATACAACATTTTGGATGAAACATTTTGGACAAAATAGAGAAGAAGTAGAGGAAATTAAAACAACATGCGAGGTAGCAGGAATATGAAAGAGTTAATTGAAAAGACGTCACAATGGCACCATGACAGGAACCTAATTGATGGAGCAACAAGTAAAGATCAAGTACTTAAACTTATACAAGAAGTTGGAGAGCTTTCAGATAGTGTATGTAAAGGAGAAGATGTAAAAGATGATATAGGAGACTGTTTGGTTATCCTTATTAACATTGCTGAAAGAGAAGGCACTACATTAGAAGAATGTTTAGGTGTTGCGTATGAGGATATAAAAGATCGCAAAGGCAAAATGGTTGACGGAATATTTGTTAAGGAAGTATGAAAAAGAAAGAAGAAATGCTAGTAATCACAATGGAAGAATGTGGTGAACTGATTCAAGCATGTAGTAAAATGATACGTTTTGATGAGCCATGTGATACAAAGCAATTACAAGAAGAAATAGGCGATGTCATGTGTATGATAGAAATACTAAAAGACGGTGGACTTGTTACAGATGAACAAATACAAAAACGTATGGCAGTTAAAAAAGAAAAACTAATGAAGTGGAGTTTATTGTTCAGTGAAGATTGATTTTGATGTAGACATTGATATGGCAAACAGAGATGACTTTCTCAAGTTAGTTAATCACACGCCTGCAAGTATTGAGAAAGATGGTAAGTTTACCAAACACAATACTGGTGTCTACTTTCAAAACATACCTAGTTTTCCATTACAAGGGTATAGCACAATAGATCATAAAGTAGCAGAACAAGAAGGCTGGTTCAAAGTAGACTTTTTAAACAATCATGTATATGAAGAAATAAAGGATGAAACACATTTAGATAAACTTGTAAACACAGAGCCTATGTGGGAGTTATTTCAGCACAAAGAAGTTGTAGAACAATTATTCCATATAAGCAATCATTACAACATAGTTAGCCAACACTTGCCTACAAGTTTAGAACAACTAGCAATGATACTTGCTATAATTAGACCTGGTAAAAGACATTTGGTTGGAAAGACTTGGGAAGAGATCGAAGCAGATGTTTGGACTAAACCATTAGATGGGTCTTATTTCTTTAAAAAGAGTCATAGTTATGGGTATGCTCTAGCAATAATTGTACAACTAAATGGTATTTGTGAATAGTTAATCTGTTTTTCGAACCAGTTGGACACCGCGTCGCTTAATTCTTTTCTTGATTAAATTTTGTAATGAGGTCATTGGACCAAAAAGTACCTCTACATCTTTCATTACAACAGTTGTAAGATAAGGCACAAATTGTTTCATTTCATGATTTAAGAATATGTCTATAGGTAGTTGTCGGTTAGATTCCCACCACCACATATCTCCTAATGTTAAAAGCTCTTTTTTAATTTTTGTTGACGGAAGTTTACTGATATCATAAAAGGTACATATAGCATTATCGTGATTGACAACAATACCAACATACTCGTTGCCACCGTATGTAATTCCAGTAAGAAACGGGTACTTGTCTTGGGCTTCTTGTATTAGTTGATCTTTCTCCACAATGTTATTTATGTTATCAAGTGATAAATACTACAATATAAAGAGTTAAAAACCATATGAGTTACGGAGATCACAAATTATTTTTATACGACGAGGTAGTTGATCTTGTGATTGGCTCTGATGGATTATACGTGGACAATAGGCCTATGAACAATAAAAAACTAACAGCACATAAAGGGTTATCAAATGAACTAATCTTTAATGTAAGAAATAAAGATAGAAAATTACAAAATGTTGGTATTGATGTATTAAGAGGTACATTATATCATCCTAGTACAGGTAAAAGAATATTTTCAAGAGTTTTAGAACATACAGGAAGCACAGGACAAGTAAAGTTAGTTATGGCTGAAGGTGATACAACTAATTTAGAACCAGGCTTGTATCAATTATATGTTTCAAGGGAAACACCTGAAGGCAATAATTTACCAGTGTTTGCAGACCAAAATAATAATATTAAATTTGATATGCAAATTGTAGATCAAACTAGATTAACACCTGTAGACACACAAACAGCAAATGTAAGCCAGTTTATGCAAGTTACGAATACAAATAATGGCGACAGCTCTAATGTGTTTGTTACTTCTGCATTTAAAGGAAATCAATCAAGAAACTTTACTTCCTGTTTACATAGCATAGCAATACATCCTGATTCATTTACAGGTAATTTTTCGATACAAGCAAGTTGCGTAGAAAACACTCCTGATACTTCTAATAGTAGTAGTGATTGGTTTAATGTTGTAAGTAATGTTTCTTTAACGTCTAATTCAACAATTTATCATAATACTTTTCAGGTAAATGCCAATTACGTTAGAGTTTTAAGTGAACCCACAGCAGGAAATATTTCACTAGTACAATTAAGAAATTAATTGACTTTTAGTAAAATATCCTGTATAATTAATACATGGATATAGACTTTTTAGTAGAAAAGGTGCATCGTCTCCTTTTGGATAACCTACCAATAAAAACAAACAAAACACCTAGTGGATGGAACACCATGGATTGTCCTATGTGTACTGACAAAAGAAAACGTGGTGGATTAATTACGACAGGCGCAAAAATATCCTATAACTGTTTTAATTGTGGATATACAACTGGTTGGGAACCTAACCCTGTACTAGGGAAAAAATATAAAGATTTAGCAACAATATTAGGTGCAAGTTCACAAGATATACATAAAGTTACTGTAGAGTTATTAAAGTATGCTGAAGATCTAGAAACAGAAAGCACAACTGATTATGTTTACAACTTGCAGAAGTTTAATAAAGTAGAATTACCAGATAATGTTATAGCAGTAGATGATCTAGAAGAAGGACATCCTGTTAAGCAATATGCGGAACAAAGAGGACTACTTGGTCTATATCCACTGCTATACTTTAATGAAAAGTTATACAAGCAGAGATTAGTGGTCCCTTTTACCTATAACAATGAGCTAGTAGGCTGGACAGGAAGGCATATCAGCCCTCCTAACAAACAAACTCCTAAGTACTTACATAATATGCAACCTGGATATGTATTTAATATAGATAGATTTGCAGATAGTAAAAGAGAAATAGTTATAGTGACAGAAGGCGTGTTTGATGCTATAATGATAGATGGTATAGCCATACAAGGTAACACTATTGGACCTGAACAGGCACATTTAATTGAAAAATTGGGTAAAAGAATTATAGTTTGTCCTGACAAGGATCAAGCAGGCACAGAATTAATGTTGCAGGCCGCTGAACTAGGGTGGGAAGTAAGTTTCCCGCCTTGGCATGTTGATTGTAAAGATGCCGCTGATGCTGTGAATATGTATGGTAGACTGGCAACAGTAAGTAGTATTATTAAACATGCTACAAACAATAAACTAAAAATAGAAGTAAAGAGTAAAATGATATGAAATATATAAACGACTTTTTTAATTTATGTAAGGTACACTGGAAACAAATACTTGGATATTCTGTAATCATACATCTGTTACTGCATGAAGTACCTATGTTAATTATGCTTATATGGGCAGTATTATGAAAAAACTATATGTAAATGGATGCAGTTTTAGTCATGGCCACAGAGACTTTAAAATAAAACAAGGAGTATCTGATATATCTCCTGATTGGGTCTGGCCAATGTTGTTAAAACAACATTTTAATGAAGTTGTATCTGAAGCATTCAGAGGCTCTAGCAATCACAGAATAATTAGACGTAGTATAGAATTTTTAAGTAATGTAAAAGACCCCGAGAATTGGACAGTGATATTACAATTTGCTAATATTGAAAGGCAAGAATACTATGATGATAAATTAAATAAATGGATAGGTCATATAGTAGATGATCCATGCTTTGATGACAGGATAACTGAAAATATAAGTAACACTTACATTTTTAAAGATACTAAGTATAAAACATTTAAAAATAATGTTGCTATAGTTAATAACGTTGATAGTGTAATTATGGATTTAGTGCTTCAAATACTAGCCTTTCAGGGATTTTGTAGAACTAAAGGGTTTAAAAATGTATATTATACAGGACAAAGCCAGCAATGTTTGTTATCATATTATTTACAAGATAAAACCTTACTGAAAGAATATGATAGTATACAGAAAATTACACAAAATATAGACTTATCGAACTTTTTGTTACCTATATCATATATTACAGCAGGGCATGATGAGAGTCCTACAGATGGTCATCCAAATGAAGTAGGACATAAGATGTTCGCAAGATATATAATTAATGAGATAGAAAAATTATGAGTGATTTAACAAACTATAACGAAGAAACACAAGAGCTATTTTTAAAGTTTTTAATAAGTGATCCTGACTTGTTTAGCAGATGTGCAAACATTGTTGATCCTAGTTATTTTAATATGAAATACAGGGCGGCAGTAAAACTGTTTCAAAGTCATGCAACTGATTTTAACAGTATACCAACACCAGAGCAGGTAAGTGCGGCGTCAGGGGTACATTTAGAAGTTATCCCCAATGTGACAGCAGATCATCATGATTGGTTTTTAAAAGAGTTTGAGACTTTTTGTAGACATAAAGCATTAGAGAAAGCAATTATCGAAAGTACTGATTTATTAGAGAATCAGGACTATGGTACTGTGGAAAATAAAATTAAAGAAGCAAGTCAGGTAGGACTTGTAAAGGATTTAGGACTAGATTACTTTGAAAATCCCAAAGAGCGATTACAATGGATTAAAGATCAGTCGGGTGCTATAAGTACAGGATGGAAAGGAATAGATCACAAACTGTATGGCGGCATGAACAGAGGCGAGATGACAATTTTTGCTGGTGGATCAGGTGCAGGTAAAAGTTTATTTTTACAGAACTTTGCAGTTAATTGGGCATTGGCAGGCATGAATACTGTTTATATTAGTTTAGAGCTTAGTGAACAACTTATTAGTATGCGACTAGACAGTATGGTTTCTGGATATGGCACAAAAGAAGTTATGAAAAATATGGAAGATGTGGACTTAAAGGTTCGTATGAAAGCCAAAGGTGCAGGTAGACTTAGAGTAAAACAGATGCCTAATGGCGTCAATGCAAATGATATCAGAGTATTTTTGCGTGAATATGAGATAGCATGTGGTGAAAAAGTAGATTGTTTGCTGGTGGACTACTTGGATTTAATGATGCCTATCAGTGCAAAAGTAAGTGGTAGTGATTTGTTTATTAAAGACAAGTATGTATCTGAAGAGTTGCGTAACTTAGCAATGGAAAGAGACTTATTATTTGTTACAGCATCACAGTTAAACAGAGGAGCGGTTGAAGAAATAGAATTTGATCATCATCATATTGCAGGTGGTATCAGTAAAATACAAACAGCAGATAATGTTGTGGGTATATTTACAAGTAATGCTATGCGAGAAAAGGGTAGATATCAGATACAGTTTATGAAAACAAGAAGTAGTAGTGGTGTAGGCACAAAAGTAGACTTAAAATTTAATCCTGATACATTAAGGATAGAAGATCTAGAAGAAGGTGATGAAGACGCAATGACAGTTACAACATCTAATTTAGTAGACCAATTAAAACGCAGTAATTCAATAAAAGCAGATGAACCTGAAGCACAAGACGTAATATCAGGCGCAATGAACATGAGAGAATTCTTTAAAAAGAATGATCAATAAAATGATAAATAGCATTGTACATTTTTTATTGGAGAAGTTGTGAGTAAAACTCGTAGTATATTAGAAGAGCTAAACCAGATTTCTGTTGACAGGGATCGAAACTATGTTGTTTCTAACAGAGGCGAACATGTTATTGCAAGTGCTATCAGTTTACTTGAACAGATTGATACATACTATGATGAAGCAACTGCAAAAGACCTACAAAACAGGTTAGTTAATAGCATAAAAGGCCGCGATGGCAAAAAATTCTCCAGAGGTATTGGTAAAATTATCAAAGAATCCCAAAAAGAGAATAAAAATGCTGATTAATGAAATTACACAAAAGGACTCCGGTAAATTACCTTTAAATGAATTGAGGTTCGATCCCAATCTAATACAAGATACTACAGATCCAAAAAGTAAAACTAAATATACATGGGATAAAAACTTAAGAATATTTAAAGACCCTAGCGGCAGACCTCTAGACAAAGGCTCTCTTTTATACAAAACACTTATAAAACAACCAGTAAACAGGAAAGCAATATTAAAAAGAGACGGCACCCAAAAAAATCCAAGCGGTAGAGGATTTTTGGATAAAGTAGGTGATGCACTTGGTACTACAGATGCAGGTAAAAAGTATAGAGACGATCCAAACTCTAATTTTGTAGGCAAAGCATTATCAACTACACTTGGTGGTATAGGTGGCATAATGGATAAAGGTGTAAATGCTATCGCAAAAGGTGTTGCAGGTGGGATAAACAAATTTAAAAATAGGAATAATCCAGACACAGGCCCTACATTTGATCAAGAGCAACTTAAAAATCTTAATAATCCTAAAGATACTCCTGGTATAGGAAAAACAACACAAGAAATTATGGATTTTATTGGGCCTAAGCCTGAATTAAAAGTCAGTAAAAAGCAGGGCTTAAAAGGTAAATTTGGATTTGGTAAGGCCACTACTGATCATGTATGGAGAATGGGAGATAAAGACGATCAAGAAATGCTTCCATGGTCTAATTTAAGTACACAACAAAAAAATGCCTTGGCAAAACATATGGGTACAACAATAGATGTTTTAAATACTCAAGCAACTATATGGCCAGAGCAAGATCCAACAAAACAAAAAACCTGGATACCCAATCATAATTTAGGTAAAAAAATTGAACAAAGATTTGGTATGGCAAAAAGATTTAAACAAGCTCAAGCAAATGGCCAGGAAGGACCAGTTAAACTAGGTTGGCAGGGTGTTGATGGTAAAAATAGACAGTTTACAAATAAAGATGCCAACAAGCAAGATAAAAATAATCCAGATGATGATTATGCAAACTTAATTAAAAAGATTCAGGCAGGTGAAATTTGGAAGAATAATTTAATATCAATGGAAGTCGGTAAGTGGATAATGGACCATCAGGCAAAAACAGATATGCATCTGAATAAAGCATACAAAGTATGGCAAACTAAAATGGACCAAAAGTTTGGAGATTATGATAAAAAAGTTGATAGACATTTTAATTATGAAAGAAAGCCTGAAAATCAAACAAAATCTAAACCAAAATCAGATACTATAATAGATCCAAATACAAATAAACCGTATGGTGCATAAAAATGAAATTTGCTGAACTCACAGAAAGTTTCGTAAAAGAAATCATATTAGAGGCAGAAGGTAAAAATACTCACTTAGAGCATCTGGAAGACAATATTTTTAATAAAGGATTTAAAGGTGCCAAAGAGGCTATAGATTACCTTTACAGTTTACACGAAATGCTGGAAGGCAATAGTAAAACATCAGTAAGTATGACAACTAAGTGGGACGGTGCTCCTGCCATAATTGCAGGTAAGGATCCAGAAACAGGTAAATTTTTTGTAGGAACCAAAGGAGTATTTGCTCAGAGAAAACCTAAAATAAATTTTACAGACAAAGATATAGAAGAAAATCATCCAGCCGAAGGATTACAAATTAAATTAAAAACAGCATTAAGAAATTTAAGAAAATTAAACTGGAATACAGTAGCTCAGGGCGATATGCTCTATAGTAAGAGTGATTTACAAACTGAAACAATTAATGATGAAGAAGTATTAGTTTTTAAACCAAATACTATTGTATATGCAGTCCCCACAGATAGTGATTTAGCAAAACAAATTAGTAACTCTGAAATGGGTATTGTTTGGCATACTGAATATGTTGGAGGTCCTACATTAGCAGATACTCAAGCAAAGTTTGGGTTTGATAGTGGACAGTTAGGGAATACACCTAGTGTTTGGCACAGAGATGCAATTATAAAAGATTTTAGTGGTACAGTTACATTAACAAAGGAAGAAAGTAATGAAGTAATGAATGCTATTACAGAAGCACAGACCTATTTAAAATCTATAGATGCAAAAACATTTGGATGGTTAGAAAAAGGTAATGATCTTATAGGTAAAGATTTTTTACAGCAATTAAAGGCTCATGTTAATAACAGTATTAGAGCAGGCGCATTTGATAAACCTACCAAATTTGCACAAGGGTTTGTACAGAAGTATATAGACTTTATGCAAAAGAAAATAGATGGCTATAAGACTCAGGCAAAACAAGATGAGATGACTGATAAATTAGTACAAGGTGTGAAGTTTATTAAAGAACATGTACCTAGTATTGTAGCAGTTTATGACTTATACCTAAAAATTATACATTCTAAAGTTCTTATAGTAAAAAAATTAGAAACAATTAGACAACTACCTACATTTAAAGAAACAGAAAATGGCTATGAGGTAACAGGCGAAGAAGGATTTGTTGCTGTTGATCGACAAGGCAATGCTGTCAAGTTAGTAGATAGATTAGAGTTTAGCAGGTTAAACTTTGGAACAGGAATGCCAGGAAAATGAATGACATGACTACTGATGAAATGATAGCATACTTAGAAAAGGCTATGAAAGAGAAGCATCATCCAGATTGGCTTGGCTGGGTAGGTCAAAATAAAGTTTTTAAATACAAAACTATTCCTATAGACTCTGTATCACCAGCAGATGGTTGGGAAGGAGATCAAAATAAGATAGATAATATGGCTAAAAGTGATTTGAATAATGCTCCTCTAATTGTAGTTCATAAAGATGGCACTATGATTGATGGCAATCATAGACATCAAGCATTAAAGAAACAAGGTGCTCAAACAGTACAAGCCTACATAGGCGAAGTTAATGAAAACAAATTAAATTTTAAACTAATAGATAAAGAAATTTCAGAAGCAAGGCTATACAGAACTACATCAGCCTTTGGGCAACTTACAGGCGAATCTGTGTCAGAATTATTATATTTAAACACATTAATAAATTATCTGATGTACAAAGACGATAAGCAATATGATTACGCAAAGGCCTATGCTAAACAAACCATACAATATGGGAAATATACACTATTTAGAAGCCATGCAACAGACTTATATTTACTAGCATATCTGGTATCTAATCCTGATAGTAGAAGTATAAAATTAAGAAATAATATAACTAGTAAAAAGCATTTAAAAAGTTTAAAATTTGATAAAGCAAAACACTGGCAGTTTCTTATGCAAATAGCAAATGATAGAGTCACCGACACACTTGCAAGTCCTTATATGTTTAGATTGGAAAGCCAATTAAAGATTAAAAAATCCATATACAAACAATGGCGTAGATTAATAATGGATTGGGAAAATTTAAGATATTTACAAAGACAAGCAGTAACAACTAAAATTGTTCAGGAACTCAGAAGGTTAGGCAGAGGTAGTGAGTTAATGGTACCTATGACCAGCATGTTAAAGTATAAAAAATATAGAGTTAAAGATACAGTAAACAAAACAGACCCAGTTAAAAGACTGGGTGGTACTATAGCAGGTGCTGTAGCAGGCAGGTATGTAGGAAAAAAAGTAGCACAAAAATTTAATAAGAATGTTGATAAATATAAGAAAGCAGGAACAGGACTTGGAGCAATAGCAGGATATTGGGCAAGTGGAAGGCAAAGACAAAAATGAAAATAAATGAAATAGTATCAACAGAAAATAATATTTTAGAGTACCAACAAAGTGGTGGTTCAGGACCTGATGCCAAAATAAATCAAAAAGGTGAGATTGCCCGTGCTAATAAAGAAATAGCCGAACTCAAAAAATTTAGTCCTCAATTTGCTAATGACTTTAAAGCCGAATTCAATAGAATAGGACAAACCAGTGTTGATGCGGCATACCAGGCCGCCGCCGGTAAGAGAGACTATGGCGGAGGAGTAGATAAAGCCGCAAAAAGATTAGGGCAAATGGCAAAAGCAGGAGTGTCTAGCGACTCTTCTGATTTTAAAAGAGCCAGGCAAGAATTAGAAAGTGCCATGCCTGCTAAATATTTAAGAGTACGATCAACCCAAGTAGATTATACAGGGTCTACAGGGTACAGGGGCGGTCAGTATGGTAACCAAAATGCGGCAAAAGACGGCCTTGCAAAAAACGTAGTAAGTATTGGTAAAAATGCAGGAAAAAATCCTGTAGCAGATTTTAGAGCAGGTGCAGGTTTAGCCAATCAAGTATTAGTTAGAAACTTTAGTGCTCCTTATAAAACATCAAGTACCAGAAGGGGTAATTTAGATAAAGGTTCCAAAATGGTGGCCAGTTACAAGAACCCTAAAAAGAAACTTTAATTTCTAATAAAAATAGATAAATAAGTGTAACGGAGCAATTTGCTCTAAAATATATTTAGGAGATAAAAATGGCACAATCAAACCCAAATGCGGCAGTTAGAGCGGCAAACAGTTTAGTAGGAACAACTCACATCTTAGAAGTAGATGACGTAACAGCAGTAACAGTTGAAGCGGCATGTACTGAAGCACAAGTAGAAGGCTTCGTAGTTGTAGCAGTTGAAGGATTAACAAGTGGTAGTCACATCGCTGTACAAGGCGCAGGCGCAACACCTTCAATCACAGGTACTACATTAATCGCAACATTTAGTTAAGATTTAATTTAACACAAAAGAAGGCAGTTTATACTGCCTTTTTTTATGACTTTTTTGATAAATAACAGTAACGTACAAAACATTGTACATATACATTTAGGAGAATTAAAATGGCACAAACGGATAGAAGAGCGGCGGCGGCTGGTGAGTTTATTGGTAAAGATGTATTCCTTAAGAGTTTTACTCAGCAATCAGGAAACATTTCAGCAACTCAACTAACAGCATTAGTTAGCTCAGTACAAAATTTAAACCTTTCAGTATTAAAAGTTGGCGCAGTAAGTGGTGCGGCAGTTAATATGATTGTTGAAGGTGCAGACAACCTTGCAAACGGTGACCTAGCAGGACACGTTATTGCAGACGTCTCATTCTAAGTTAAACAAACTTATAAAAAATCCTCACTAGTTGGGGATTTTTTTTGATCTAAAAATCTGAAATCCTGATAAATAGTGTAATATACGGAGACACACATGGTTGCAGGAAGTAGAAGTGGAGCAATGTCCAGCAGTGAAACACTATCTGGTAACATAGAATATTATACATTGTTCACAAATTTAGATATCACACAAACAGGCGATTATACAGACAACAGTCAAAAAGATTTTGAGAGTGTTGTACAAGTAATAGGCCTTAGAGCACAGCCAGTTGTAATGAACACACCTGTGGCGTTGAATGGAGTAGGACAAAATTTATTAGAAAATTATGGTGCTCCAACAATAACAGGCGCAGGTTGGATTTTTAAATTTGCTTTTGAAAGAGAAGGCGTACATACAATAGATACACTTAAAGATGAATTGGATGGAATAGTATTGAACGGTGGTACAATAGATACAAAAAGTTCAGTTAATATGGAATTTACGAAACAAGACTTATTATAAGAGATAAACAATGCCTAAAAAGAACGATCCCAAATTAACACCTAAGCCTTATGTTGAAAGTGGTAACATAGAAGCACATATTATTGCAGACATGCTTCGCATAGAGTCTATATCTTCAGAACTTAAGGAATTTAAAGAAATTACAAAAGAGCGATTAAATAAATTAGAAAGTTGGATTATTGCTATAGTTGGATTAACATTTACAACACTAATGACTACTGTGGTAGGCTTATTAATGAAGGTACTATGAGATTAGAAGAATTTACAGATGAGACTATCATTGAAGCCAGAATGGTTTGGCGTAAAAGTGGCAACACAATAAAACGTGCTGTACGATGCACCAGTGGAAGACGTAAAGGCAGAGTAGTAAGTAATCCCAGCCAATGTAACAAACCAATAGATTTTAAGAAACGTCTTACAATGAAAAAAACCAAAGCAAGACTGGGTGCAAGAATGGCTAGGAAGTCAAGAAGGACTAAAAAGTTTAATATTCAAAGTAAAAGAGTAGCGGCTCTTAACAAGAGAAGATAATGAAGTTTAAAGATGTAAAAACTTTAGAGCATTTACTTAAAGAATACGGTGGTAGTGCTGTTGGCGGAGGCGGTCATGGCACT